TGTTCCTGCATAGCCTGTTGTATTCCTTCATCTATTGCCATTTCGCTTTCTTTGTTTTCTACAAACAAACTCATTTGTACAGATTGGAATACTTCTTTTTCAACGGGTTTTATGCTTTCAGGAATAGGTATCCCCGCTTTATACAAATCAAATATTCCCTGCAATAATATTTGTTCTTTCTTTTCCTTGCTTTCTTTATCTGCTAATTGGCTTTTGAACATCAATTCGTCCTGCAATGCTTTTAATTTTGCTTGTTCTGCTGCTTCCATAGATGCTTGCTGAACTTTTGCATTTTGTTCTTGCAGCATAGCACTTTCCTGCATTGCCCGTTTTTTGTTCTTTTCTATAATATTGGCAAGGTATCTTTCAGCAAGTTTGTAATTGTCTATGTTTCGTATGGTCAATACATCTTTTGGTGATAGCAATGGGTTGCCGTTGCCGTCTATTGTTTTACTCCAAACGTCAATATTCCTTTCAAGTATTTCCCTTTCATAATCTGTCATTTTCATTTCAACCCTAACATCAAACATTGTATTTATCAATTCATCTGCTTCATTTTTGTCGCCTGTTTTAATAACATCCTGCCAATGTAAAATACAAAGTTTGTAAAGCGTATCTTCCCATGCTTGCCTATGAGCGTTAACAATAAAATCAGTAACATTAAAGCTGCTTGCATTTTGACCTTCGGCTAACCTTGCCGCCGTTCTGTCACCTACATCACTCCCATCCCTGTAAACAGGAACACCCCAAACTTGCCTTAACTCGCCCTTTAACGATTCAATAGTTTGCGTCATTCCCATTATCTTCTGCAAGCTATCATCTTGTACTCCCGGACTTATTGCAGGTGATTCACGTTCATTTGGGTTAAGCCCCCTGCTACTCCATACTTCATTACCAGTATGGTCATAAATCCTTACAACTTCTTCCCACGGTATTGTATTTCCTGCGCCAATATCTAAGTTTCTTGCGCTTTCAATATCAATTCTTATACCTGTTGGTCGTACCTTAGATATAAGCTGCTTACGCTTCATTGTGGATATTGCAAGAGTCTTTAATATCTCTAACCCACGTTCAAATAAAGATGGTACATATTCACCGTTATTATTCGGGATATTGATAGTATAAGATGAAAGCCCCTCATACATATTCATGTACGGGTAAATAACAATATCTGGCTCGCCCCAATAAATCATCATACTTGCCTTTGGGCAATAAACACCACGATACCATGTGTTTTTATTTTTCTTTATGATCTTAGCCTTATCCGATTTGGGTTGTGGCACTCCTTTTTTTGGTGTAATGTTTTCTTTTCCAAAACTATCTTCTTTGGAAACGTAATATTCTGCATCCTGTATCTGTATTTCAAAATCGAATACCTGAATATTATAATCATCCCACGGACGATTTACCGTATATGTAAATTCATCCCGCCATTGGTAAGTCCAGATCGCATTGGTTGTTTTGGTAGTAGAAAGTTTTGCTATATCAAATATTTGCTTTTCAGTAAGTCCGTTAGGGTTGGTTGGAGATACTCCATATTTTAAGCGCAAATCACGAACTTTCAGGTTGTAAACTTCCCCTATATAGGATAGTTCCATTTTACCTGTTTCACCTAAAAAGAAGTTATAAATAACATTTCTTGGTATGCACTTCCTGATATAATATTTTCCTGTTGGCAGCCTTTCAATCTTGTTTACTTCGATATTGTTTACAATTAAATCCCGGTATGCCCTTCTCTTATAAACCTTTTCATAATCATTTTCAGCTTGTACCCTATCTAATATTTGTTCAAATTTTATCTCTTTTGGCTGTCTGTATTCCAGTTCAAAATATACTTCTGCTGATAATTCATCTTCAGGCACATAAGCGTCTATTGGTTCAAGTTGCATTCCGGTTGCTTTCTGCATTTCTTCTATTTCATCCCTAAAGTGCATCCTGTACAAAGCATCCAACCTATCTTGTTCCCTTTCAGTAAGACTTGCCCGATCAACTGCTTTTACGCAAGCGTATTCCTTATTTTTAGCCATTGATTCGATAAGGGTATTTACAAACTGTGGCCCTACCATAATAGGAGTAAGGTCTATTTTTGCATACGCTTTATTGCCGTCAACTATATTAAAATAATCAAGAAATTCAGTCATGTCTTGTGTGCCATTAGCCCACCTTTCCAATGACCACCAACGTTGAGAACGAGAATTGAAGAAGTTTAAATTGTTGCTGCCAGCCCCGGTTTGTGAAGTGTATATGGACTGTGCAATCCTTAATCCGGTTTCCTTATCTGCTTTCTTTTCAGGTGAATCAAAATTTACCTGAAGCAGTATGTCGTTAAACTGTTCACCGCTACTTGGGAACTGTGTACTTTCTGCCATTTATAGGATATTTGGACTTAAAAGTACATATTTTTATAAAAATGATATAAATTTAATTTTTTCTCAATACTCCAACTATATCTTTATAGTATATTTTTATAGCCCTTTTTTCAACTCCATTCCAATTGTAAATTATCTCGTAATCTGCATAAGGTATATTAAAAACTTCATCCCCTTGCTTAAATCCATACCCATCTGTTTTAACTATTACCCTGTCAAAATAAGGCTTAACTAATGATGGCGGTATATCTAATCCAGCATATTTTTCTTTCCTGACCCTTTCGCAAATTATATTCCCCCCTATTGGTTTTGGTTCTCCATCGGAATCAATGATGCAAAATATATTCTCGTTGTATGGTAATGAATACAAATTATCACCTGCATAATGTGGACTAAATTCAACAAACCTGTTATGGTGAACAAGTAAAAATGTGCCTACGGGTAATTCTTCATTACCTTCAATGACTTCACAAACAACGGGGTTTTTCTCCCTGTGGTTACTCATGTATTTTAAAGGCATCGAAAATTCAACCCCATGTATTACAGAAGTTTCCTTTTGGGAATGATTTACCTTTACAAGTATTTTACCGTAAACAGGTTTCATAATACTGCTATTATTTGGCTATCTTCTTTCCCACCCCTTAAAACTGTAAAAACTTCGTTTTCTAATTCAATATCAAACCCTGTATTTTGATTGAAAACGGCTTTTTTCCCTTTAATTATTCGCTTATCAGATACATCCCACCCTACTGAAATAATAGTACCCATTGATGGCTTTTTCTTTGCACTGTCAGGGATGGATAAGCCACCTATTTCGTTTTTAATTTCATCCCTTATTACCAAAACAAAAGTATTGGTTGCCTGTATTTTTCCTATCATAGATTGAATTTTAATAGCCGTCAACAATCAAACATTCAGAAGTTAATACCATCCCTGCTACCGAAGCCGCATTAATAAGGGAACAGCGCAATGCCTTTACAGGGTCAATAATTCCTGATTCAATAAGATTTTCTATTGTATCTGTTTTTGCATTATACCCTATATCATTACCGTACTCTGATATTTGACCAATAATTTTTTCGGGATTAACACCTGCATTTATACATATTTGCCTTATTGGTGTTTCAAGTGCAGGTATCAGAACAGAATACCCCTGATTCTTATTAAAATCTTCCGATGTAATTCCTTTTGTAGCCCTGATTAATGAAATGCCGCCACCCGCTACATAGCCTTCTTCAACTGCCGCTTTTGTAGCCCTTACTGCATCATCTACCCTATCCCTTCTTTCTCCCATTTCTGTTTCTGTTGCTCCACCTACTGATATAACTGCTACACCACCTTTTAACCTTGCTATCCTTTTTTCAATACGCTGCTTTTCTGAATCGTCTTTTGTATCAACTACATTCATTTTAAGGTTTGCATAAAGTTCATCAAACGCTTCCTGATCTTTTTCGCCGTCAATAATGATAGTGGTATCTTTTGATACAATTACCTTTTTAGCCCTTCCTAAGTGATTTAATGTAGCATTTTCAAGGCTTATTCCTTTTTGATCTGAAATATATGTTCCACGGGAAACAATAGCCAAATCTTCCATTGTTTCCTTTTTGCTGTTATTGAATGACGGGCATTTTACTACACAAGCCTTTAGTTTCCCCTGCGCTACGTTCATAGTTACCAATGCAAGTGCCGCACTATCCATATCCTCGCAAATTATCAATATTGGCTTACCTACTGCAACTACCTTTTGAAGTATTGGCGCAATGGTTTCTATTTTTGAAATAGGATTATCATACAACAAGATATACGGGTCTATCAATTCACATTCTGCTTTAGCTCTATTAGTTACGAAATATGGTTGCAGCCATCCCTTATCAAACTTAAAACCGTCTGCTATTTTTATTTCAGTTATAGGGCTTTTGCTTTCCTGAATATCAATAATGCCATCTTCCCCTATTTTAGCAAAAGCATCTGCAATAAGTTGTCCTATTTCGGTATCGTTATTTGCTGATACGGTGGCAATTTGTTTTATTTTTTCAACGTCACCGCTAACCGGGATAGCCATTTTTTTGAGCTGTTCAACTATATATTCAACTCCTTTATCAATGGATTTTTTTAACTGTTGTGAATTAGCTCCGTTTTCTATTGCTTTAATGCCATGTTCAATTATAGCTTCTGCAAGTATTGTTGTTGTTGTTGTGCCATCACCAACCATGTCAACCGTTTTTTGTGCAGCTTCTTTAATCATTTTAGAACCTACGTTTTCAATAGGGTCAGAAAGATTAAAGTTCCTTGTAACGGTATAGCCGTCTTTTGTTACCTGAATAGGTAGTTGTTGTAATTCATAATCTGCATGATAAGCATTACTAATTAGTACGCATTTACCACTTGCACCCAAAGTGACTTTTACTGCTGCTGCAATTTTCTTAACGCCTTCCAATACTTTATCTCTTGCTTCCTTACCAAATAAAACGGTTTTGTTCATAAACTGGTTTGTTTATATAGTTTATCAAAATAAAATTCTAATGGCATTTGTTCGTGAAAGTCATAGGCGTGTTTCCCTATGGGTATAACATTGGGGAATAACGGGCATATTTCTAATATTCTTGGTTTTTTTAACCCTTCAGCTATCTGAAATATTGCGGTCTGATTGCTTAATAAAAATCTACTTTGCTTAACCGCTTGCGCTAATTCTAAAAAGTCATTAACTTGAAGATGTTGAAAATCCAAATTGAAGTCTTTTATAAATTTATCGTATTCCTCTTTTGTGCCAGCAAATACTAAGTGTTCCTGAAACTTCCTAAGAAAGAAATAGCTGATAAGCGGGTTATTGTATCTGTGTGTTCTTGTAACTATTATTTTGTTAGTTGCGAAATCCGTTTTAGCCGGAGGCACATTTAGCCACTTGACTGTTAAGTCTGTTGCTAAATTTGGATAAATATAAAAAGGCCACCTGCTTATGCTTCCGTATGGCTTGTTTACGTTTCTTGTGTAAAGTTTATCAAAGTCAACTTTTATTTCTTCCCCATCCCATGCTTTAAAATCTTCTATGCAACCCTGTTCCATAAGCAAGGGACGTAATTTTTCCATCATTTCTTTGGTCATCATTACCTGTTGACCTTGTTCATTTTGAACTGGGTGGTGCGCCCCATCATAGTAATTCACCCTTATACCTAAATGGCTGTACAGAACTATTCTTTTATTGAAAAGCCTGTAATATTTATCCATTGCAGGTATTGACGCAATTATATCTCCAAAGTTGCCCGAAAATTTGAAATTGGAAACTTCCATAAATAATTAGTTACTAATAGTAACTGTTTTTACTTAGCAATATTAACGAATTTTAGTATATAAATATATTTTTACTTCGATATATCTTTTTCAATCACAATGTAACCTACAAAACGCCACAGCGATGGTTACAGCAAATCAAAAGTGTCATGGCACAGCAATTCACAGTTAACGTTTATCAAATTAACAGCAAGGACATTGCATTGGTTAATGTAGTGCCTATGTCGTTCCCATCTGCGGGTGTAATGCTTAGAAGTTTAAACACTTCTAACCCTACCCCTCTTTCAACAGGTGTGTACGTATATGGGCTTATCAACGTACTTGCTACCGGAGCAGCCTACGCTACTACTCAAACTGCACCGCAAATTGCAGTATTGGCTAATGCGTAAAGAAAAAGCAAAGAACTTTTTAGCCCTCTTTCGAGGGCTTTTTTATGGTCTCGTTTTTATCCATTCGCTCATTATTGCAGGGTGGTCATTAAACGGTATCAAATCTTCTTCGGTAAACCATTTAGTTCCGTCCCAAACCTCCATGCCATCCAATTTAGGGTCTAATCCTATCCTAAATATATTACCCAACATATTCCTTACCTTTTTGGGCATAATTTCTTTTTTACGGACAAAACCGTAATGCACCATTTTAATATCATGCACAAAATCAACTGAACACTGAACCCTTAAACTTTCAGCATCATCATAAGAACCATAACCCTTTTTTGCTATCCTTATCACTTCGCTACTGCATGGCTTTCTCTCTTGTGGTACGTTTAGCTGATGAAAGCAATCACCCCAAAGATTAACCCTTGTACATAAAAATCCTTCATGTCCTGTTTCTATTGCATACCTTATTGCATCATAACTGTTTTCGTGTACTATTTCATCACCTTGAAGATTGAAAAAATAATCAGTATCTAAAAGTGAATGTGCAATGTTTGAAAAATATGTCAGCTTTTCTTTGCCGTAAAAATCAGTAGCATCCCATAGTGAAATAGGCAGGTTAATAACAGTTGTTCTGTGATCTGCAAAATCATGTACGGCTTTTTCCGTACCGTCATTACTACCTACTTCAACTATTGCTACTTTATCGCAAAATTCTTTTAAGCATCTTATTGCTTCTTTATAGCAATAATCATACTTTTCGCCATCTTTTATAAATAGGCTGCCGCCTAATGATTTACTCATAATTATTTCTTTTTTAATAGTGCTACATAAAAGCCACAGTGCCAGCTCTCGTTGTCGTGGCTACCTTTTGATGGCAAATATTCTTCAAACAAAACCTGAAACCCTGCTTCTTTTATGCCTCTTTGTGTTCCTTTTTGCACTTGTTCCCAATCGTAATCATCACAGCAATAAATAAATTCATCGGCTAAAACAGGCTTATAATAAGTGAGTGCTTGTGCTTGTGCTTCTTCTTCATGTGGCCCGTCAAAAAGATAAAGGTCGATATTTTTTTGAAATACATTCAAGTCAACATCAAAACAATTACTTCGGTGAAGCCTTAATTCCATGCTTTTAGGACGGTAAAAAAGAGCGTTTGCAAGGAATTGAAATTCGGCTGTTTCCCCTGCCACCCTATCTGATTCAAAATTATCTACAACATCACTCCAGCGGATATTATAGTTTCCAAAAACCGTTGAACAAAAACTTCCCCCTTTATGGCAACCTACTTCAAGATACCTTCCTGCAAGTTCACCTAAATTGTTTAATAGATGCCGGATTTGTAAACTCCCCAAAAAAGGAACTTGTATTACTTCGTCTATTAGCTTTGATTTTCTTTCTGTTCCGTTTACAATGGCTTGTTTGATAAGACTTATTTTGTCCATTTTATTTTTTGTTTATGATTAAAAATACCTTTTCAATATGTTGTATTGCCTGTTCTGTTGTAAATCGCGTACATGGAGGCTTTTCATTGTCTATGTAGCATGGCATACCGCTTTCTGAAATGACATGATGCCAGCAAAAAGGCTTTTCACATACCCCTTTACCATGATGATTGTGTACGGGTATTATGTTTTCTAAAGTTGGGTGGATTATTTCAGGATTAACACTACCAAAGAATATTACCGAAGGTATATTAAATGCGCTACATATATGGCTTATGCCTGAATCTATACCTACAAAAAAAGATGCACCACTACATACCCACATTAAAAAAGGTGTTCCCGGTGTATTCATTTCAACTGCACCTTTTATTGGCTTATGGTTGCTTAACCCTAATTGTAATACAAGATAACCACGTTTCTTTAAATTAGATACTATTTTTTCCCATTCAATACCGTAAATATTCCTGTATGCTTCAGCCCTTTCATCTATATGAATAATGCAGTATTTTTGGAATATTTTGTACTTCTTCATATCAAATTGAAGATTTAGTTTTGGCTTAGATATTACCCTGTCTTCTTTTGATATTCCGCAAAAGTCATAATAACTTTCAAGATGGTTTTGTTGTGGTTTTATTTCGTATGCTCCACTAAGGTCTATTGTCCTGCATTTTAAACCTGGATGAAGATTTTGTTTTGGTATTACAGGGAAATCATGGAACATAAATAATTCCTGAAATGGTTGTGCTGTTTCTAATGCAACCCTATACCCTTTTTTGTGATAATACCTTAATATTGGCTCAACCATTACCACATCACCTAAAGCATAATTACGCTTTATTACAATAGTTTCTTTATATGGTTCATGGTGAAATGCGTGAAATCCAAATGTAGGATTCAAAGGTGGGTTTAATTCAAAAGAAAACTTATCCGCTATCTGTTCTGTTGCATACTTTATGGCATATTTTTGTTCCAAATAAGAACGATAGAATTTAGCTATGCAATTATCTTCGGGCGTAACTTCCTTTATAAAATCATCATTGGCTAATATGTTTTGTAGCTTTTTCGATCTTAACGAAAAGCCACCATTACCTACCGTATATGGTCTTTCATGTACAAACCATTTTGCGCCTATGTAATCATAATCAAGCATTTCATTATCCCAACAATTGGCATTTAATACCCAACTGTCCCATTGCTGAATTAGTACATAATCAGTATCAAAATGCAACCAAAGATTTTTTATACAAAAATGATTATACTCATGCCATGTATCTAATCCACCTACATTAACCACTTCAATATCTGATAATGAAATATCCCTATTTGTAATCAGTTTTACTTTAGCAAAATCAACCTGATTCATTGATTTATATAAAGCAGCAATAGTTTCAGAATGTTTATTTCCGGCAATCGCTATCAAGGTTACATTTGGCAGTTGTAGTTTATTCATATTTATTTTTTATAATATCCGTCTTTCAGTTTTTCAGGTTTCCAATAATCATAAAGACCTACATTCAGTTCATAATCTTTCCATATAAATCTGTTTCTTTTAGGTTGTCGTTGCGCCCATGCCCACATATCTCTTATCCCTTCGTATAGTCCTATGGTGTGTTTAAAGTGTAATAGTTGTTCGCTTTTTTCGTAAGTTGAATAAGCAATTTTTACCTCATGCCTGGGTGGCAAATAAATAATTTCTGCATCAGATAACACAGATACATAATTAGCGACTTCATTAATTGTATGCTCTTTTACTCCCCCTAAGTTGATTATTTGCTTAGATGCAGCATCTGAAAACCCGGCTACAAACAATGGCTTTACCATATCCCTTATATCTGAAAAAGCACGTTTTTGCATACCATCACCATAAACCGTTATTGGTTCACTATTCAATGCCTTGTACATGAAAATGCCTATTACATTACGGTAGCTATCCCAAAGGTTTTGCCTTACACCATAAACGTTATGCGGCCTTATAATGCACCAATCTAAACCGTGTTGTTCACCTGCAATACGTATATCCATTTCGCAAGCATACTTAGCTACGCCGTATGGGTCTACCGGAGAACAGATCATATCTTCATTAAATGGAGGTACTGCATTACCATATACCGCCATAGATGAAGTGAAAACCAATCTTTTAGTTTTGTATTTTATGCAAGCATTAATAATAGATGCTGTTGATAGTAAGTTATTTGTGTAATTATACTTACGTATAAAAGGGCTTAAACATTCAGCAGCATAAGCGGCAAAATGATATACAATATCGGGTTTATAATAGTTGAAATTGTGGTTAAGAACATCATGGTTATTCAAGTCAAATGTACGCAAGTGGAAACGTTTTGATAGTTCCGGCGTATGCTCCACATAACCACCGCTAAAATCATCAATCCCAACTATTAAGTGATTAGTATTTTCAACAAACCAATGCGCTAAATTACTTCCAATTAAACCACCTACCCCGGTAATAAATATTGTCATTTTTTCGTATTTTCTAATGCCGTTAGTAATTGTGTGCTAATATACCTGTATTCATCAAATGGCAAAAGGGGAATTAACTGTTTTATTCTGTATGCAGCTTCCCCCCATATACGCATTTTCACAAATGTATCAACCCTATCTGTTTTTTGATGGCATCCACAACCAGCACCCAAAATTAAGTAATTTAAAGGATGGGTTTTTACTGATAGGAACAATTTTTTTGCTAACAAATGCGCTGTTGCATGTCTTGCAAACTCAACCGGAATATGCGCTCCACATTCCATACACCTTCCACCATAGCTTGTAAAGTGCTTTGCCTGAATATCTTTAAACCATTTATTAAGTTCTGCTTTGTCGTTTTTATATTCAGGACTTTTTTCTTCTGCTAATTTCTTTGCGCTTTTTTTGGGTATTGGTTTTCTTACCTTAACCTTTGGAAGTAAGGCATTTTCTTTTAGTTGTCTAATTTGTTCCAGTCCCATTAAAAACAATTTTTATTAAAAAGATAAGGGCTACATAACTGAATTTCAACTGAACTGCCGTAGTTTACTTTTTTACGCCCACCAGCAGTAGGGCATATATGCTACCTTATCCATTTTTATTATTTAGTTCAATAAATTCATTCCAAACTTCTTCATCAGTAAAAGTTTTTGATAAGTCTTTTTGTGTTTCTTTCCACCACCCACCATCAACTTCATCAATTAACCATCCTTGTTTTAAAATAAATTTAGCAAACTTAATAGCTATATAATCAATGTTAGACATATATGCCTTATTATCAATAAACTTCTAATTCGTTAGCAATAAGTTCTTTGGTTTTGTCTGTCATTTTATCGGTAATATCAAATATAAATCCATCAGGCACATTTAATGCAACCCTTACTATACTCACTTTTACTTCATCTTGATATACTACATGATACCCATGACATTCTTCAATAGCGGGTGTACGTTTAATTGTAGTTACATTGGCTTCAACTATCAATTCCATGCCGCCAACTAAATCAAAATTTTGCCTTATGCGTTTAGTCATGCTTAAATATTTTTATACCACCAACATTGAAGTAACCTAATAACCCTATAACGTGAAAGTGGTTTTAATATTGCTACTTCCATACCATTTTCTTCACAATTAAAACCTACTATTATGTTTTTACCTACTATATCCCCTTTATTCCATTTTGGCTTAGTGTCGTCTGTGAAGAAATCTATCATGGTTTTGTAGTTTAAAAAAAATGCCGGATGCGTATTCGTGCCATCTGTGCCGCTTCCGATGCTGCAAATATTATTGTTAAATAATAACACACTTATTTCTTCCGGCGTATGGTAAATTAAAAAAATGGACGGGATAGGATTTGAACCTACACAAATGGACTTAACCGATATTGCTCTTGGGTATCTTCCGACCCTCGGTAAGTAGGTTAGGGCTTACAACTTTGGACATTCGCCTATGCCTTCCCATTTACACTCGCTATCCGTTGCGTTTGGTTCCGCCACCCGTTTATAATGAAAATCTATTGTGCTTCAATAGCTAAAACAAGGAATTAACGCAGTAGCCAATACTCCAATCCAGCGTCAACTATTTCCACACAATAGACAAAGAACTTTTTGTTTGACAATGCTAAGTAAGGAAACATTTGTGAAATAAAAAAATATTTTTTGTTGTTTATTTTTTTCCTTTACTTTGGTTTCTAAATTTTATTACATGGCAACAAAAGAAATTTATGTAGGTGAACTTATCCGAAAGGAAATTAAGGCACAAAAAATAACCAATGGCTACTTAATATCCCGCCTTGCAAAAGCAAATATCCCAATGTCAGATAGCCGTTTTTCCAACAAAATCTACGGCGAAAGGGACAGGTTTACACCTGAAGAAATAGCTATAATCAATGAAGCATTAGGCACAAAGTTTTAATAACTATTGTGCTTTTTTTTATTCCCAAAACTTTAAAAATTTAAGATGGCGAAGGAAAATAAGTATTATTTCAGCCATGATTATAATGCTCGCAATGATCGTAAAATAGCGTCATTGGTAAAAGATTATAAGGCTGCTGGATATGGTATATATTGGTGTACGGCAGAAATGATGCACGAAGAAGGTGGTTCTTTGGATTTTGACGAAATAACTTTTGCTGCGATTGCCAAAGATTTGAACGAAACCGTTGAAGTAATCGAAGCAGTGCTTCAAGCATGTGTAGCAAAGTACAAGCTGCTTCAATTGGTCGAAAACAGGCTTGTTTCAAACCGGGTAAAAGAAAACTTATCCGACAGTTTATCAAGGAAGCAAAGGAAAATTGAAGCCGGAAGAAAAGGTGGCATAAAAAGCGGAGAATCAAGGAGATATGACAAGGCGAAAAATGAATTACCGAAGCAAAACGAAGCAGTGCTTCAAGCACAACGAAGTGAACTTGAAGCAAACGAACCAAAGGAAAGAAAAGAATATATATATAATAATAACAATAGCGCACACGAAGAAAAAAAAACTGAACTACCAGAACCAAAGCCTTTACCTGTAATGACAAAGGACGATTTTGTTTTATTTCAGTCAAAAATGATACAGGAAATAGTTTTTATTGAACAGGTTATGATGGCTAAAAATATTACAGATAAGTCTACTATGTTAGTATGGATTAAGTTTTTTAACATGCACATAGCAGGTGACGAAAAAATAAACAAGGATTACGCTGATTACAAACGGCATTTTAAAAATTGGTTTATGAAACAGGATACTACAAAGCAGCCTGTAAATGGTAAAGCGCAACAGCCTACACATCAGCCAAATTATGTAACAAATGAAGATTTGGATAAATACCGCAAAAAGAAAGTAAATGTATAAATCACACATTCATTACGACAAGCAAATGGAAGCAGCTATTTTGGGGGCTTGCTTGATTGATAAATTTGCTTTTGCAAGGGTAAGGGGTATTCTTACACGGGATTGTTTTTACGCCGAAGGATGCAAAATAATTTTTGATACTATATCTGAAATGTGGGAAGAAAGTTTCCCGATTGACCTTTTGACGGTTGTTAGCCGGATTGTACGAAATAAGGGATTTACTGAACTTGACGGGGAAAATACCCCTTATTACGTAGCAAAATTGACAAATTCAGTTGTTAGTACAGCTAATTTAGAGGCACATGCGTTTATAATTCGGCAACTTTACGCTGAAAGGGAACTTTTGAGAATAAGGCACATGCCGGATGACGCAAAAGGGGACGTAATACACCGTACACAAAAAATACAAGACGAACTGTTTAAGTTAACCCAAATTAAAGTAACGGACGATTGGAAGGATATAAGCGAAGTGGTTGTGGAAGTTATCGAACACATGGATAAAGTTAAAGATCAGGATATTATTGGAATACCTACAGGATTTGAAGAATTTGATTTAATTACAAGCGGGTTATGCGAAGGGCAAATGATTGTGCTTGCAGCAAGACCAAGTGTGGGTAAATCTGCATTTTTGGGTAGTCTTTGCATAAATGCCGCTACTATGGGTAAAAAAGTAGGGATAATTTCTTTGGAAATGACTAATACAGAAATAGGTGCAAGATTTGGTAGTTTGGTGTCTGATGTTGCTTTTTATCGTATTTTTAGAAACAAATTTGACGAAGATGCTGAAAGGGAAATAGTTTACCAAAGACTAAGTGAAATGTCGGAATTGCCCATAAAAATTAGTGAAAAAACAAACGTTAACATTAGGGATATAAAGGCTAAAGTATCACAGCTTAAAAGTAAAAATCAGTTAGATATTTTGTTTGTAGACTATTTGCAGCTTTTGGAATCAGATGAATCAGATAGAAGTTACAGCCGTGAGCAGGAAGTTGCTAAAATGTCAAGGGGTTTTAAATTAATGGCAAAAGAATTTAAAATACCGATTGTTGTGCTGGCGCAGTTGAATAGGCAATCGGAAACTACTGCTACTAAAAAGCCGCAACTTCACAACCTTAGAGAATCAGGAGCAATTGAACAAGATGCTGATGGTGTAGTTTTTTTGCATAGGGATTGGAAATCAGGAATACTAACAAATGCTGATGGAACATCAACAGAAAACGAAGCAGATTTAATTATAGCTAAATGGAGGAATGGCGAATTGCGAGATATTAAAATTGGATTTGACGGGCCAAAAATGAGATTTTACGATAAGAATAACCCGCATAGTCATCGAAAACCACAATTTAAACCTGTACAAAATTTTAGACCACAATCAAATAATTTTGAAGAAAACCCGTTTTAGTTATGCCGTTTCCTAAAAAAATAATGTTTAACACGGACAAAACGGAAATAGAATTTCAGGAAGTAGTTACGCATGATGGCAGGATTAAAATGCCAGTTCCTAAAGGGAATTACAGGTACACAAAATCAACACAAAAGTTGGGATTTGAAATAGCATTTACAGAAACAGAAATTGAAACGCTTTTAAACAAAAACATAATAACAATTTTAAAATAGAAACACATGGTTAAAATGAATTTAATTGGACACATTGGGCAAGATTGTTTAGTAAACAATGTAAACGGGAAAACAGTAATTAACTTTTCGGTGGCCCATACTGAAAAGTGGACGGATAGTTCAGGAGTGCAACGAGAAAAAAGTTTATGGGTGTCATGCAGCTATTGGAGTGAAAGGACAAACATAGCCAGCTATCTAAAAAAGGGAACACAGGTTTATGTGGAAGGTGTACCTGATGTAAAAACATACACAACAGGAAGGGGAGAAGTATTACCACAAATGACATTAAGGGTGCAGATGGTTCAGTTGGTTGGTGGCGGTAAGCAAAACGAACAGCATCCTGTTATGCAAGGTTCAGCAACACAGTTTGATTAAAAAATATTTCACCACTTACACAATAAATAAAAAATGAATTACGTTATCGTATTGCTTGCGGGATTTATAATTGGCGGCGGGTTAGTTTTGGGTATTACTATGTTTGGATGTTGGTATGTGAAGTATCGTCAAAAAAAACAAATGCTCCCGTATCAAAAATACAGGATGCAATTAAACGCTTACAAACCAAAAAAATAAACACAATGAAAATTCAAAAGCCAAAAAACGATTGGGCAAAAGCTATTTACATTTTGTATCAATCACATACTTCCGGGACTAATATGCTGAAAGTGCTGAACCAATGGGATAGGAATTTTTGGAAGTTTCAGACAAGGCTTTCAGAAGTTATAGCTGCATACCCTACGTTGCGTATTTCTAAACTTGCTATGCCGTTTAAATCTCAACTTACCGGAAAAACCGGATACTTCACACAGTACACCCCTATATCAAGCAAGGAAACTATATTGAAGATTTACAATAAGGTAAATGAAAGGGGATTAACTAACTCAAATAAAAAGTAATTTATGGTAGTAGCAGAAGCATCATATAAGCGTGATACATGGATTAGCATATACGCTATTCCCGGACTTAAATTTCATAACAAACCACAATTAGACCAAGAAGCAAGAGCAGAAGATTTGATTAGTATTATTTGCGACCATTTTAATATTTCAACGGAAGATGTAAAGTCAAAATCAAGAAAGCATAAATTTGTTATTGCAAGACAGTTGTGTATGTGGTTTTGTAAAGCTAAAACTTATTTGTCATTGGTGCAGATAGGAAACCTTATCGGAGAAAGAGATCATACAACCGTAATACACAGCATTACACAAGTAAAAAACGCTTTATCTTTAAAACACGATAATGAAATTAAAAACGCTTATTACGAATTAATAAAACATATCTAAAAACAGGAGGTTTAAATGAAGTAGCTTGAAAAACCACAAGCCCCCAACAAATAAACAATTTTAGCGTGAACAGTTGTTTTTTTTGAAGCAGTAACGGGGGCTTGTCTTTTTTAACTTAAAAAACTTAAAGCTATAAATAATTAAAACAAAAAAGCGATGGATATTAAAGAATTTACATTTACTGGCTTCATAAAATTTGATTGGAGCGAAGATTTTAGAACTATCAAACTTATTGATGGCGACAAATCAATTGACCTTGTAAAAAAGTTTAGGGCAATTTTTGATTTATTTGAAAGCGAAGTTTCTGTTTCATATCTCATTTCAGACGATAAAAAGACAGAAGCAGAGATACAAGAAGGTTGGTTAAAGCAAATGTTTGGGGGCATAACTGCCGAATACGAAAAAAGTAGTTACCACTATTCATCTTATACTTACGGAACAGATTATGACACTTATTTAAAAATTGGAGGACACGATTTGTTTGATGAATTTTCAGAATTAAATGACAAATGGTGCGTTTTAAAAGTAAATGTAAAATGTGCGTAGGCTTTTGTTTTAATTATTTTTTGAAACGAAATGTCAATTTGAAAACGGATGGTAGCAATTACTTATAACGAGCAGGGCTTTCTGCTGGATGGGTATTCTGTGTTACGTCAGCCGGGAATATGTACCGTTTTACACATAGAATATATTAAGCTGAACATCTATTCGTCCAGCCCATATAGCAGAAAACCCAATGTTGGCGGTTTGTGCCTCGTCTGTCCCGGTGTCGGGATTTGAAATACAATCGCCGCTTATAATTTGTCTAATCATAGAGAAGGTGTTGAAAATTTTGAGGTTTTTCTTGTCTGTGTAGGGGTCGTCATCCTTGCAATAGTAGTCTTGTGTATAAAATTTTGTTAGTCTCCGACCAATAAAGCAACAATTGGGCGAATGTGCCGGTTAATCAATTAGTCACTTAAAACTAAAACGATATGTCACGACATTTTAGAGCCAAAGTTTACAGGAAAAACAGACGCACAGGTGAATACTATGATTGTGGTTGGGTATATGGTGATTTGCACCATGATTATAACGGCAGCTACTGCACAATGATTTCAAACATTTGTGATATTGAGATGACGACAAAGACGTATGATGTAGAAAGCACTACTGTAGGTCAGTACACAGGCAAAGACGACATTACAAACAAAAACATTTACGAAGGCGATGTTGTAAGAATGATTGCCAAAAACAAATCCTGGCATTCGGTAAATGGGTTTACCGGGGTTGTGGTTTTTGATACTGACCTATTGCAATACACAGTAGTAAACAAAAGTGAAGGCGACGACTTTGCCGAATTAGCGGACAAAAATTTTTCCCTTGAAGTCATTGCGAACATCTACGATAAACCGGAGTGGAAGAAAGCAATTAAACCACTTTCAAAGGACGTAAAGGCTGATACTGAAGATTTGCCCTTTTAGACTGGTAGGCATTTCGCCCAACGTTAAGGTGCTTGGCGAAGTGGCTTTGTGGGTCGGCTTTGAGCGTTGGGAAGCCATTTTGCCAAACACCTGTTATCAGCAGCCTTTCTTTCAGTCAATTAGTAACTTAAAAAAACATACAGAATGAATAAATTAAAATATAGAGCTTGGGTTGATAATGGATATATCAAAGAGATGCACTACGCAAACGAAATACAAATGAACTCGGCAGACGCTTGGGGATTATGGTATAGCTTAGGTTTTGAAAATGCTTACCCTGAAAGACACAACATAGAGCAATGGCAAAAAGATATTAAATGGATGAATTTCGCTTTTCAAAATGACTTTGCGGGTAAGGATATTTATGTTGGTGATTTGCTTTCAGATAGATGGAAGGTTGAAGTTTACCAAAATGATGAAGGAACATTTATGGTAAAATTTCACACTAATCCAAACAGGAATAAGCCACGTTCTTTGAAAAAATATCTTTATCAAAGAGAAAAGGCAGGAACCTCTGTCTGTGAAGGGTGTAGAGATTGTATAGTAATTGGCAACATTTATGAAAACCCTGAAATTCTTTCGGAGCGGTCATAAGGTTGCTGATAACGTGATTATGTATTCATACATTGCAAATAATTGAAAATAAATAGTTTATTATATGTATTGTCGAAAATTGATAAAAACATATTCGATTACTATTGCAATAATAATGCTAACTATTACTGCAAAATCTCAAATGTACATTGGTGCAGGATTTTCCGTTGGGTTTGCATCTCAAACTGATAGTAATGGCTATAAAACCGAATATAAAGCAAGAGCATTGGGTGTTTATTTCCCGGTAGGATATAGGGTAAACAATTGGCTATTTGAAGCATCGGTACAATACGCAGGAGCGTTAATAGGCAGCTTTACCATAGGGCGGGTAATACCACTTTCAGAAACCGTAGACGTACAACTAATGGCAGGATTGGCAGATAATTTTATAGTTTCCAAAAATCCCCTTGTAGTAAAACAACAGTTTAGCTATAACTTTACAGGACGATTACAAATAGGTGATTTTTA